ACGATCCAATGTTATGGCACCACCTGAGACAGTTTTGTTTGCGTGTGCAGAACCATCCGCAAGAATTTGCACTGTCTCCCCCTCAAGATGGTTCAGTCCAGTGATGGTTGTCGTGGCACTGCTATCGTATGTCAGGCCAGAATCAACAAAGAACGCATCTGATACATCGCTGCCAAACTCAATCTTTTCCATGAACACGATATGACGCACAGTTGAACTGTTGATGGTGCGCTTGACTGACAGATAAACCTGGTCTTCTTCCCCAGATGGGATAGCGGTAATGCTTTCGACCACGCCACTATTGCCAATTGGATGGGTGTGCCATCCCACTGTTTGATTCTGTGGGTCATAGGACAGCCCAATCAAAACACCGTCCGCACGCACAAACCAAAGAATTAGCTCTGGCTCTTGCTGCCAGATCATGTCGGTAAGACCACCACGCGCCAGATGCTCTGCCAAAATGGTGAGATCGCGTCCAACTAGACCATCAGTATCCAAATCGAAAGTGACCTCTTTGACCTTCTCCTGCCCTTTTTGAATCAGGATAGTGCTAGAGCCAGCGCGTATCGGGCGAACACTTGATGATCCAAAAGTGGTTTCTCTGAGAACATTTACGTTTGTTGGCGTAATCGGCTGCGTGCCTGTGCCACCAGACATCGTAAACTCTGCGCTTGATGTCAGGATTTGTAAGAAACGTCCCTGTATCATGTGCTTGATGACATTTACGGAATCTGATGCAATCGTCACATTGATTGCATTGTCATCAACAGTGCCAGGGGTGTGGTTTTCAAAGTCAGCCGTGACAGAACCAAAGATTGTCTGCGGCTGTGCTGTTGTGCCTGCAAAAAACAAACGCTCTTCAAAGAACGCAATGGCTCTTGGAAAACCGTTGCGCACGCTGAAGGCACCACGCGACCAACGAGTTGTGCCTGCGGTGGCGTTTGCCGGCAGCACTAAGTCATTGATAAGACTATTAGTTCCGCTGTTCTGTACCACCGCGGTAGCCGTAGTTGCGTTTGTAACAGCAGTGATTTTTACAAAACCTGTGCCGCTATGCTGATACTGCCAAGTGTGATTTCCATAAATCTCTGAACCAGACAGATGCACAGGAGCCTGTGCGCCTGTTGCTTCGTTCGTGCCTGCGTCAGTCTTTTTGTAAACATTTCCGTTGAAGTGAATGATGTCATTTTGTGAATATTGATCGCTTGTATCCCACTCATTGTGAGATACCTCAATCACATCTCTGAATCTGAAAAGCGACCCAACATCTTTAGACGCATCAAACAAATCAGCGGATGCAGTCAAAGTCACTGTGCCAGTGTTGGCGCTTGCGGTTATCGTGGTCGTTGTTGAGTTTTCGTCCTCATACGGACCATCAATAAAATCTATGTCGGCCAAACTGAAACTGGTGGTTGTCAGCCTCGTCAGCTTTGCAGGCTCATGGTCTTTGTGAGCCAAAAACAAAACATCTGCTGACTGCACATGATTTAGCTCAAAGATTTCTGTAGCACTGTATGTGGTCGTGACCTCAACAATCTTACCGGCAGTGCCACCGCTGCTGTATGCCGTGAACGCGCTGCCATTGATGCCGGACAGTTCAAAAGTGTTTGTGGTTTGGTTGGCTACCGTAAACTCGCGGTTGTTTAGTTCAACCATGCCAGCAACGCCAGAGATGAACACTCTGTCACCATTGCTGAAACCATGAGAGCTTGACGTGATAACAACAGGGTTAGCTGCTGTAGCGCCTGTGATGGTTTTGGTTGCTTCAGTAAGTATGCCGCCGTCTTTGTAAAAACGTATGTAGTTTGCGCCAAACTCAAGCACATATGCTTGCTCGTCACTAAACTCAAAGTTGATGAGGCGCACTTTGCCGCCGTCTTTTGATGTGCCAGCGTACTTAGTGCCAGGACGACGGGTTATGCCACCCTGCGGAAAGATAAGCATGTTCTCTAGCTTTTGTGCGCCAGAGTTGTATTTCTGTAAATCTATGCGCCCTTCCAAACGTGGTGAAAACTCACCGGCTTGAAAGTTTGTGACAATAGTTGAAACACGCGCCATCCTAGAACCTTATATTCACAAAATCATCAGCAATGATCTTATCGGGCATGCCCTCCATAGCATCTATTGATCTAGCCTCACGCAGGCGTAGCTCGTAAAGCTGTTGCATGCCTTGTGCGACACTGGTGCTGCCGGTGATTGCATACGCTGTTTCTGATGCAAGTTTGTGTGCGATAGAGCTAGACAGCAGCGAGTCAAACAACTCTGTGTCTTCTACTCTGGCGATATACACAATCTGGCATGTGTCTTCGTCGCTGAGTATCTTGCGCCCCTCAACCTTGAACATGACCTGTGTGTCGTAGGCAGCTATCTCACTGTCCACGTTACTGTTGAAGAAAGACAAAACACGCAGACAGAACGGGTCTGTCGGCAAAGTGAACTGGCTGGTAAATCCAAAGGCCGGTGCAGCAGAGTCTTTGGCAAGCGTTGCACGGGTGATGGCTACATTCCAAGGGTGTGCGCGGAGAACAGAGTCACGCACGGTTTCAAACCGGCGGTTACACAATCTGGCTTCTTTGGAGTTTTCTGTCAGGGCGGTGATAGTTGCAGCGCCTAACAGGTCCATCGCCTCGTTACAAATATCGACCACTGAAGGCATAGCATGAAACCCCTTGCATGTAGCGGGGAAGGGAACTGATCGGGACCCTTCCCCACAAGCGTTAGAGAGGGCGTTGCCGCCCTCCCAAGTTTAGTTCACGACATACTCAATCACGAATGAGAGGTCGCCTGCGGTGTCACCCGCTGCATCAAACAGCAGACCGATAAACAGGTATCCACCTGGGTCTGAGGTTTGACCCGCATCCTCCCATACTCGCTGACCAAGCAGGTTGATGTTACGCGCTTCAAACGTGACATCTGTACCAACACCACCCACCGCAGCGCGGAGGTCTGTGATTGCAGATGCGTAGGCATCATCATCAAGCGCGGTGAAAGTGCCGTCGCTCTCTGAGTAAATGCCAACATCACAGGTGTTGGTTGTGCCAGAATCGAGATCATCATTGAAAAGTTTGATGCTCACGATTGCTGCATTTGAAGGAATAGGAGCAAGCATCACTGTGTCGCTGGCAGAAAGGTCGCCAGCGGCCAGTGCGATTGTTCCCATTGCAACACGCTTCGTGCCGTGCAAAGTCCTTGCAGGAGATGCCACTTGCGGCAGCGCCAGAAGGTTGGATACGAGAGTCGTATTTACATTAGCCATAACCTACTCCTCTCTTAGTCTGGGGTTTCGTCACAGAAGATTTTGACAACTTTGGCTTCTTCCATCCGCACAGCACCAATGTCCATGCAGTAGTAAACCTGGGTCGCATAACCTTTGTCGTTGCGCTCATCAATCCTGGCTTGCACATCTTTGCCAATACCAAGAGTGATACCATCTTCAGCCCATGCAAAGCAGGAGCGAATGTCATTGGAATCAATGTCCAGACGATTGGTCATGATGAACTGGAAGCCCATGAAGGTATCCACGTCACCCTGAACCAGTGCCTTGATTGTGTTGAAATCCGATGACGTTACCTGCGTTGTGCCAAGCAGGTCTTCGATCTGCTTCGGCCCTACAGCAATGTAGCGCGGGATTGAAGGATCGACGTCGTTGAGGTCCATCTTGCGCTTGGCTTCAGTGAGCTTTGCGATAGTCAGACCGTCATTTGACGATGCGGAGCCAACCATGTTTGCGGTAGCATCCAAGGTTGCTGAACCGGAACCTGTTTCGCCAGTGCTGGCAGTTCCAAGTGCAGCGGTGATGATGACATCATCCATAGCGCGTCCCATCGCTGCGGCAGCAGCTTGGGCATAGCTTGATGTCGGGTCGATCAACATACGCACCTTGTCCTGGTCATCAATCAGGTCGGCAAATTCGTATGATGCAATTGAAAGACGACGCCTCTGATGTGGCGTGTCGATCTGTGGTGTATCGGCATGGCGGCTGCTACGCAGTTGCGCAGTCACACTACCGATC